ATGGTCGCAGTTAATTGGCAACCGACTCAAATTCCAACTGTGGCTGATATCTTAGCCGCCAGTTCTACCAATCCCTTTTATGATGATGACGTAATGTATCAAGCGGCTTGTAGCGAAGAAGATTGGAATACGCCACCACCGGAAATATTCGGTGTTGATGTTCCCGCTCTAAATTTAACGGTTATTGGTTGTAAGTTTAAATTAGGTTTTATTATCGCTGGTAATAAATTCACAACGCTTGCAACAGATGGAATTTACCGAGCGGGAAATATTTTAAAGAATGTTTTTCCTTTTAATATCTACACTAATTTAAATGATTCCTGGAAAGCTAGTTCTAACGCTACTGTAATGTCTGAGCTTGCTTTCCTTTCGCCAGTTAATGGAAATTTATCCGTTCAAATTCCAACCACAGGAACATCAACTGCCACCATTGTTTTATGGGGTAAAGATATTTTTACTTCTAGCTCAACACTTGGAACAGTTAATGCCGAAAAGACTAATCAATTATTTTTAGCCATTAAGACAATTATAAAATGGGCTTTGTGGGGACTCTTTGGTTTATGGGCAATTAAAAATGGTAAAGCCTTCATCGATAAGATGACAGGCGGACAATAAATATATGAATGCAATAATTCAATTCATCAAGGTTGTGCTAGTTACCTCTTTTATCTCTGGGCTTTTATATGCCATCGGACAAGCAGTTAACAGCTTAATACCTTGGTCAAACATTACAATTTTTTTCGGAATGATTAGGCAATGGTCGAGTTTAATCGATTTTATCTTCCCGACCGATACCCTGTGGCATATCGTTGGTTTAGTTTTTTCTGTATATCCATTTTTATGGTCAATAATGGCGATAAAAATATTAATTAATAATTCAGGTTTAAGAGAATAATTATATGGCGCTTGACGGATCAAAATTTAAATTAATAACTGGACTTCCGGGAAGCGGTAAATCTTTAATGATGGCGACTTTTGTTTATCCCTATTTAATCGCTGGTTATCAGGTCTATTCTAATTTATGGCTTAACTGGAAACGCTACGACGTGTTAGGTGAATGGGATACAGATAAAAATAATCTCCACTATTATCAAGAAATGGAAGACATTGTTGATGTGAGAAATTGTATAGTAATTTGCGATGAAATTGCTGAACCGCTTGATCCCAGAAACTGGGAAAACGAAAGCGGAGCAATAAGACGTTTCTTTCAGCAACATCGCCATCATCACGTTGATATTTATGGTACTACGCAAAATATAACTCTCGTTGCTAAAAGCGCTCGTATTGTAATTGATGAATGGACTGATTGTTTTCGCATCTTAACTTTTATTCCCAAAGTAATTATTTTTAGAGAACGTTCAATTGATAGAACCCAAATGCTAAAAGAAGAGCCCGAACCAAAAGATAATGGTTTTTTCTCCTGGTTATCAGAGCTTAGATTTTTTCTTAAATCAAAACTTTTATTTAAGAAATGGAGTGAATATAAATTAGAGCTTGAGCATAAATTTTGTGAGAAATGTCACGAAAGACATGACTATGACTTAGACAATTGTCCGAAATGTAAGCAAGGGCTAATTATTAAACCAACTGGCATTTATGACAGTTGCTATGACATTAAGCTCCGCCCTAAAAAACATTATTGGAAGCCAATAAGCATTTGTTCTGATTGTGGTCGTGAACAAAAAGGAGGTTATCGAGGAACCTTAAGTGAAGAAGAGTTTTTAAAGCAAAGAGAATTAACTGTTAGATAGTTCTTTAAATTGTCTATACAAAAAAAGGAACCAATCCCGAGGGATTGATTCCTTAAATTGTTTAAGCCTGTTGAGGCTCGACTTGCTTTTCATAGAAAAGGTAAATCGATTTTGGCCGTCTCTCAATAACGGCTCCAGTTTTCTTGTCTTTCTTCTCAACAATAATGAAAGACTTGAGCGCCTTTTCGTCCTTACGAACGACATAGCCGTTTTTGAGCCAGCCGTTGAAAGTGAAGCAATTAACAAACGGATTATAACGTTTGGCTTCATCTTCGCCCCAACGCTCGGCGATTTGTTTTCTAACAAGATCAGAAGTGTTCTCTGAACCTGTCCAATTTGATTTGACGGATATTGTCATAAAATTAAATTGGCGACTGATTTTAAATTGCCGGATAACGTCGCCTTAGATTATCTATCGGCGAGGCATAAGATAGCGTCTGATTGCTTGCGACAGTCAAGGTGGAGACTTGTACTACCTTGAAAGGTGATAAGCTGACGCTAAAATGAAAAGCCACAGATAGACAATCCGCCCCCTTTAAAATTTAAAGATCCGACCGGCTGCTGCAGTTTTTTCTTTTTTGGCGGCATCCCCTTGGGGGAGCCAAAAAAGAAAATGGCAGCCGGTAAATGAGAGTTAAGACTAGAAATGAGGCCCGGTTCCCTCCCTAATATAATTAACTTGACCATACGCACACACCGGGCCGTCACTACGAATATTAGATAAATATATGATATATAAAAACATTAAAAGAGAATTTGATTACATTATTTGGCTTCGAGAAAGAATAAAGACTTTAAGATTTGGAATTACTAGAAGAATAAAAACTGACTCAACCACCGATTTCGAGCTTTTAGTTCGAAAACTTAATTCATATCAGCAAGAATATAGTTCTGTCATTGAAGAACTATATTCCCTCCTCAAAGATGGCTATCTATCAGAACAAGTTGATAATATCCGGGAAGAAAGTGGAGCTCTACCAATACGAGACGCCTATTCATGTTGGCCAAAAGAGGAAAAAGAAAAAAGTCGCCAAACGTCGCACGAAAGAAGAAATAATGAAGCAGGTAAAAGAGTGTACTAACAAGGCTTTTCAAGTTGAAGTAATGCGAGACTTTTCATTGCGCCGGACTAGATCACGAATTGTGCGTTTAATAAACGCTAATCCTGATTTAAAAGTATTTATCACCCTAACTTTTGATTCTGATGTGCCTAGCTTAGTTGAAGCTAATCCAATATTTAAGAAGTTTATTAAAAGATTAAAGAGAAAAAGACCAAATTTAAAATATATCGCTATTCCTGAATTTCAATCTGATAACGATTATTATGGTAGACCAAAACCAAATGGCGGAGCCGTTCATTATCATTTATTAGTTAATTTTGAGATGGCTTCTGATGAATTAAAAGCTATTTGGCAAAATGGATTTGTAAAAATAAATAGAATTAAACACGTTAATCATTTAGGGCTTTATGTTTCAAAATATGTTGGCAAAAATTTGTTTGATATTCGCTATTTTGGAATGAGAAAAATTTTAGCTTCTAAAAATCTTGAACAGCCAATTATTATTACTATTTTTAAAGAAGTGAAAGAGTTTATTGCTAATGCTATTGGCAATATTCCACCTCTATTTGAAAAATCATATCGATCTGATTGGTTAGGCAAGATTCAATACCGTTTATACGGTTTCTAAATTATCCTTTGTAAAATAAACATAGTTCCCGCTCTTGTATGGAGATTACGCCCGGCTTCATGAAAGAATTCAAGAAGCTTTATCAAAAGATCTTTAAAATCGAAATAAGTGATGAAGAGGCCTATAAACAGGCGGCTGATTTATTATGGCTAGTGGAACAGACTTATAAGCCGATGACAAAATCACAGCATAAGCAATACTATAGAAACTTGAAAAAAATCTAAAATGTAGTAATATATAAGTAGCACCCAACTGAATACAATGAGTCAAGAAGTTTTTTTATACTCGCCCCCAAAAAGGGATGGTTCTGCCGACGAGTATTGTCTTCTTGACGATATTTAGTTGGGTGCTCAGGACCGTCCCTTTTTGTTATGTAAAAATAATCATATGAACAGCGAAAATCCAATTAAATATTTTGCCTATGTCCGCAAATCAACCGAAGGCGATGAAAGACAAGCTTTATCCATTGAAAGTCAAATGGATAAAGTGCGCGAGTTTTTTAGCGACTTAGAAATTGTTGAAGTTATGGAAGAAAAACATAGCGCTTTTTCGCCATACAATCGGCCAGTTTTCGCTGATATGATTAAAAGGATAAGAAAGGGTGAAGCGCATGGTATTATTGCCTGGCATCCTGATAGATTATCAAGAAACGAAATAGATGCGTACTGGCATTATTAA